TTAAGCGACCAGTTGCAAAAGCACCCTCACGAAAAGAATTCGAACTTGCACACTGGCGCACGGATTCCGTGCGCCCAAATTGCCGAAGTGAGTGCTCACTTCGCTGAGTAACCCTGCTGGCATCAGGGTCTTTTCTTGATTAAGGGTAAACCCTTAATCAATATCAATTCTGATTATCTTATTATCTTTGACAGTAAAATACATATTAAGGTTATTCATTATAACCCATATACAGTTATTACCCTGTTTTAAAACCCAAGTATATGCAGAATATTTTCTAGCCATATACTCATTTACAATTTGATAATCCATTTTATTCTCCAGAATAATATTGTGATAATGCTGAACGATATTCTGTCATATTATTAAAACGAATATCATGCTTAATGCAAAACAGTTTAAACCTATATACTTGGGCAGTAGTATAATGCGAGGGTATTGTATTATGTGTCATTATATAATCCTATTATATAATAAGGGGTTTCCCCCTTATTATATTATATTATCCATTCATTCCAATTGTGTGGCATAATGCACGAAACTGAGATAATGGCATATCTGAACGCATCCGATTAATACCATCACAAGCTAATATAATATTACCTACATTATAACCTTGTGCATTATCTATTCTATCCATAGTACATAATGTAAAACATGGAATACCCTCGATTAATCCACGTTCAATAGTCATTATCTCACCAGTATGAAAACATAATGCGTTTTGACCATAATATAATCCGCAAAGATAATCAATAGTTACATTATCATCTGAAACCCGATTATTCATTTTATCCCTTGAACGTGCCATTTTCAGGGATTTTGCAAAAAAATGTTGAAGGGGTGAACGTGTGCTTTTAGCCATTTTGAAAACCTTTGTATTCAATTGTGAGGGCTTGCCATCTGCTTCCCTCTGACTGTATTTTACATGTATTTTTTACGAGGTCAATACCCTTATGCAAAATTTGCATAACTATTTTTCGTACTATAATTTAAATTGAATACTCGGGTATTCAAAACATACTACTAGGGGTATGGGGGGGTTATAAGACTTACATACCCCCTAGGGTATAGGGGCCCCCCGACACGGCCTATTTAAGGAAAATTTGCAAACACCTTAAGGTGCCAAAATTCACACTTGCTAAAAGATCCCTAAACTGTTATAATCATCATAAAAGGACAATTCTATGACAACACATCTACCTGCCGAAACCGTACGTATTAGCCCGGAAGCACTGGAAGTAGCAAACGCTTACCTCCAGCTTAACGACGCCCGTCAAGTTGCCCAAGAATTAGATCTAGACCCTGAAGTGGTAACTAACTTATTAGCCAAACGTGAAGTAAAATCATATATTGATTCAGTATTCTTTGATTCAGGATACAACAACAGATTTTTGATGCGGCGTGCAATGGATGCACTAATTAAGCAGAAGTTCTCGGAGCTGGAGGAATCACAAACTGGTAGCACAAAAGATATTGCTGAACTCTTACAAATGTCCCATAAAATGTCAATGGACCTAATGGATCGCGAAATACAGCTAGCCAAAGCGCAACAAGCTGTCGGCCCACAGAAACAAGTCAATGTACAGATCAATGACGCACTAGATGGATCAAAGTACTCACAGCTAGTGCAACGTTTAATCACCGGAGAAGGTGTATGAGTTATTCACAACAAGTACTAGACCACTATGAAAATCCCAGGAATGTCGGATCTTTTGATAAGAGTGATACTAGTATTGGTACTGGTATGGTTGGGGCACCTGCTTGCGGGGATGTAATGCGTTTACAAATAAAGGTTGACAATGATACAGGTATTATTACAGATGCAAAATTTAAAACGTATGGTTGCGGATCGGCTATTGCGAGTTCGAGCCTTGTTACGGAGTGGGTCAAAGGAAAAACACTTGCCCAAGCCGGAACAATCACCAACTCGGACATTGCCACCGAACTAGCGCTACCACCAGTTAAAATCCATTGTTCAATCCTAGCAGAAGATGCTATAAAGGCGGCTATTCATGATTACAATTACAGATGCTGCAAAGTCTAAGATTTTAGACATATTAGCAGAAGAAAACAATCCACTACTTTACCTTAGAACATTTGTTCAAGGCGGTGGATGCTCGGGCTTTAATTACGGGTTTACACTAGATGAAGTTGTTAATGCAGACGACTTCGAAGTACCACTAGATAATTCAAAACTATTAGTAGATGCTATGAGCATGCAGTACTTAACTGGATGCACTATAGACTACAAAGGTTCTTTTATGTCAAAAGAATTTATTATAACAAATCCAAATGCTAAACACACTTGCGGGTGTGGAAGTAGCTTTAATGTATAATGAAGTATTTCTTATTTTTAACTTTACTCATCTCAAGTCTAGCAGCAGCACAGTCCATAGTTATACAAAAGCCCGTAACTTGTACAGAAACTAAAATGTTACTGCAAGGATTAACAAGTAGTGATTACAAAGAAGCTCCTTTGTGGCTAGGTATAGAGCCAGGTGCTGAAGTAGCAAAATACAGCGTGTTTGTTAATCCACAAACCAAAACTTGGACAATAATCCAGTTTAATGATAAAATAGCTTGCGTACTAGGTACAGGTACAGATAGCATCCAAATATTTAACGGACCCAAAATATAAAATGCTAGAAACAATATGTGAAGTAATGACAGATGCTTATAAACGTAATTGGATTACATCGCGTGATGGTAATGCCTCAATACGTCATCAAGATCGAGATCATTTTTATGTTACGCCTACAGGTGTTCGTAAACAAACCCTGCAACCAGATCAGTTTAAAAAGATGGGTATTAGATCCACTGGTTATGGTTTATACGCAACTCCCTTACTGTATACAGACATTAGTCAAAACTTAAAGCCTAGTGGCGAACTGCCTATGCACTTTGGACTTCAGCAGAAGATTAATACTGAGGTCAGAGTAATTTTACACTTTCATCCAACTTATACTGTAGCAGCAATGTATGCAGGTATTCAATTACCTGAGTTGCTAAAAGAATTCCCAGAACTCAGCAGGTATACCAGCGTAGCGCCTAATGTACCTATGCTACCTCCTATATCCCAAGAACTAGCAGATTCTTGTATTGACGCACTAGGGTACAATAAAGATAGCGGAGACATTGCCTACAACATAGTAGGAATGGACAGACACGGTGTAATTGCCGTAGATACATCACCTTGGCGTGCTTATGAACACATAGAACGCTTAGAGCACATTTGCAAGATTGTACTTGCATCAGGAAAGTATTAATGTTAGATTGTTTAATTTTAGGCGACTCAATTGCTGTAGGTACTCATCAACAAAGACCAGAGTGCGTAGTCTATGCTAAAGGCGGCTGGAATACTTGGCAATGGAATCGCGACTATTTAAAAAATAACTTGTCAGCTAAAACTGTAATTATCAGTTTAGGCAGTAATGACCATAGCGGAGTTAAAACTAAAGCTGAACTGCAACGCATACGTGAGAAGATTGGCGTTGCTAAAGTGTTTTGGATTTTACCAGCCATCAAACCACATATACAATCACACGTCCGCGAAATTGCTGAGCAGTATAATGACATTGTACTACCATTTACCCCAAGCAGCGACAAAGTACATCCAACCACACAAAGCTATCGTGAACTAGCAAAGGCTACAAAATAATGCTTACAGTCTCACGACCAAATATCAATGTTGATGCAATAACTGAAATAGATCCTCAACTGAGGTTTATTAAGCTACCCATAACAAATTACCTAAAGCTCTTAGATGTATACGATACAATCAACCGTCCACAGGTTGCGCTCATAAACGCAGTCAACGATCCTAAATACAGGTTTATTTGTGCTGCACTCGCGCGGCGTTTAGGCAAAACTTACATCGCTAACGTAATTGGGCAACTAGTTACGTTAGTCCCTGGGTCAAATGTCTTAATCATTTCACCAAACTATAACCTAAGCTCCATATCATTTGAACTACAACGTAAACTCATTAAGCACTTTGACCTCGAAGTTGCGCGCGATAACCTCAAAGATAAAATCATTGAATTGTCCAACGGAAGTACTATTCGTATGGGCTCTCTTAGTACCGTTGATTCAACTGTTGGTAGATCGTATGACT